TTAGAGCAAGTGGAGGAATTGAATTGGAGGGTGGTGAGGCAATCATCAATAGAGTTGCCACAATCAATTACCAGGGACTTTTAAGTTCAATAAATCAAAGTGGTGGTGGACAGGCTTTGGTAGCCAATGCATCCAATTCTCTTATGGAAGAAAGATTGATGCAAGCCATCGCCAAACAAAGACAAGAACCAATTAGAGCTTATGTATTAAATTCTGATATTACAAATACTCAAGCTATCAATAAACGATTAAGTGAATTAAGTACTTTTTAATGTATAAAATAATAGAATTAGATATTGAAGGGACATTGACGGGAGATACCCGTATTGAAGAAATTGCCATGACTTCCCTTCCAGCAATTGAACAAAATTTCATATATTTTGCAAAAGAACAATCTTTTATTGTTCCTCAATCTGTTGCATCAAAAGCCTGCAAAGTTAAGAAATATAAAGAAGAAAATGGTTCATCTTGTGGAACTCAAGTTGGGTGGACAAGAGCATCGCAATTATGTGATAGAAAACCCATTTCATTGGATACCGTTAAGCGCATGTATTCTTATTTTTCAAGACATAAAGTTGACTTGGAATCTTCTAAAGATTATGAAACTGGATGTGGCTTGCAAATGTGGGATGCATGGGGAGGTGATGAAGGTTATAAATGGTCAGAAAGTATATTAAAAAGATACGAAGATTTATCTATAGAAACAGAAGAGTTTATTGAAAAAAGAGCTGATGAAAGCAAAGATGATTATCTTGCCAGATGTATTGCTTACCACATAAAAGAAAAGGGTTGGAAAGAAGACCAAGCAACCGCTGTTTGTTATAAACAAATGGAGGAAGCATTTTCAATTGGACAAAAAGTATCATTTGATTATGATAAAGTATTAACAACTGCAAGAGGTGTTGGATTGTTATTACACGAATTAAATACCAAATCTGATGTCTATATTGTATCTGCCAGAACCAATAAAAAATTCATTGAAAAATGGGCTGAAAAATATGGTATTCATCCATCAAAAATATTTGCAACAGGTTCTAATGTACAAAAAGTTAGAAAGATAAAACAACTCAACATTCAAAAACATTACGATGATAATGAAGATGTGATTAAAGAATTGGGAAGAGTTGGAGTTCAATTTAATTGTCCCTGTTTGGATGAATTTATTGAAACTCATTTATCTGAAGATTTTAATTTGGTGAATTTTATAGATAATGAACCAGTTTTTGATACCCCCGAAGAAGCCATTTTGTATGGAGAAAATATGAGGGGATGCAAGTCTTATCATGTCCATAAAGATGAAGATGGAAATGAGGTTTATATGGCGTGCAATATTGAAGAAATGTCAGAGGAAGAATTTTCAATTGATGTGAGCGAATATTCTGAAGAAGAAATTGAAGCTGCAAGATTATTATATTGGTTAAAAGAAAATGATTATCAAAAATTTGCTTCAGTTATTGAGTCATTAAGAGGTAGAACCAAAGAAGAAATTATTAAATTAAATCACAAAAAAGCAACCCCTTATTTTGAATATTCAAGAAAAGTAGATGGATTTCCAGATAGAGATTTTTGCAATGATTTAGAAGGAAGATATTTTAGAAGATTGGAGATTGATTTATTGAAGGATTCAAATACTGAATTTGGACATAATAGAGAACCTTATTCCAAATGGTTATACAAAGGTGGACCATTATGTGTCCATGCTTTTAAAAAATACCTTGTTCAAGGAAAAGATTTTGCTGATATGGGATATGTTGAGGGCAAACCAGGAACCGCTCCAAGAGAAGGTGGGGTTCATTTCCCCTATTATGGATATTACAATGAAGAATCATTTTTAAAAAGTCCATTTGGGAAAAAAATGTCTCAAGGTATGAGCAAAGAATACTTTAAATCAGAAGAAGAAAAGAGGATGATATATTCACCTTTAATGATACCAAATATTTTAATTCCTCGTTATGACGAAGACAGGGAAAAGTATTTTGTTAAATTCACCCCGCAATCCATTGAAAGAATGCAACAACTTTATATGTTGGAAAAAAGAATGGATAAAACAAATTATGAACATTCAGATAAAAAATTACCATCCGTTGTGATGGTTGAATCTTGGATTGTTTCGGGTGAAAAAGATAAAGCATTTGAGCTTGGATTTGAGCGAGATGATATTCCAAATGGCACATGGATGGGAGGGTTCAAAGTATTGGATACTCCCGAAGGTGATAACTTATGGAATAACTTTATTAAAACTGGTAAATTAAAAGGATTTTCAGTTGAGGGGGAGTTTCTAATGAATTTTTCCCGACAAGAAAATGATGAATATTTATTATCTGAAATCATAAACATAATAAACAAAATAAATTAAATTATGAATGCTACAGAAGCAATTAATAATATCGTGAATCTTTTGGGCTTACAATTTAAAAAAGAGACTTTCAAAACAGTTCTTCTTGTTGATGGTGAAACGCAAGTAACCAACAACACTGATAATGATTTTGAGACGGGTCAAACACTTTATATTGTGTCCGAGTCAACTTTAAAACCAGCGCCTCCAGGTGAACATGAAACACAGGAAGGCAAGTTGATTACAGTTGATGAAGAATCCACAATTATTGCAATCGCTGAAAAGGATGCTGAAACATCAGAGGAAGAAGCAACAGAGGAAGAAATGACTCAAGCCAAATCTTATGATGGTGAGATTTTGGAATCCAAAACTTTTGATGTTGGCGAAGATGTTTATCAGGTAATGGAAGATGGTTCAAAAGAACCCGCCAAGGATGGTGAATATGAAGTTGTATTAAAAGATACAGAAGACAATGAAGTTAAGATTAGAATCATTGTTAAAGATGGCAAAATTGAACAGAGAGATAATGTGGAAGAAATGTCTGAAGAAATGTCTGAAGAAAAAATTGAAACAGATTTCTCACAAGATATCGCAGATATTAAACAATCAATTCAACAATTATTAGAGGTTGTTGATTCAATGAATGGTAAATTCAAAACCGAAGTTAATTCATTAAAAGAAGATTTTAATAAATTCAAAAATAGTCCAGAAAGACAACCTATTGAGCAGAAGCAAACTTTCTCTCAATCTTTTGATGATTATAAATTGGATTTAATTAAAGCAATGAGAAGATAAACTCACTAAAAATTAAATAATAAAACTAAAAATTAATAAAAAATAAAATGGAAAATAAAAGAAAATTTTCGTTCAGTTATGATTTGTCAGGTCTTCCAGCATACGAAGCTTATGCTTCTGACCAATTGATTAAATCAGTATTGGGTTTAACATTACCCAAGTATAGTACTCAAAGACCAAATTTGAAAGGTACTACAACTAATGTTGGTTGGTTAGAAAATGATGTATATTTGCAAGATATGTCTTGTGGATTTAATGCATCAGGTGATACCGCACAAAACATAATCACAATTGATATGTGTAACAAGAAGGTCAATCAAACGCTCTGCCCCACGGACCTCTATGACACTTATTTGGCAATGCAATTATCAGATTCAAACATGCCTGAAAATGTACCGTTTGAAGAATTAATTTTAACTGATATTTCAAATAGAATTGCTAACAAAGTTGAAACTCAATTATGGAATAATACGATTGCTGGTGGAGATTGTTTTGACGGAATGGGAGCTTTGATTACTTCAGGTAATGGAGCTACTCAAATCGCTTATACAGCTGCAACTGCATCTAATGGTTTGGATGTTTTTTCAAAAATTTACGAATCAATTCCTCAGAATGTTTTGCACAGAGATGACTTAACAATTTATTGTAGCTACGCTAACTACAGAGCTCTGGTTGCAAGTATGAGAAACTCGTCATATATTAATATGTTCACAGACCCAACAGGAAATGCAACTCAAGGTCCAGAATGGTCATTGACATTACCTGGTTCAAATTGCAAGATAATTCCAACGGTCGGAATCAATACCAATGTATACTACGCAGGACCAAGCAAATATGTACAATTTGGTATGAATTCAGAGATTATGACTGTTAAAGCGCTTTGGGACCCATTTGAGCAAATCGTGAAAATAATGGCGGGTGTTTCTTATGGATTGGGTGTATTTGATGTTAGCTCTTGGGCTATTTGCAAATAAAAATTTAGAATGATGTTCCTCAAAAAAAGGGGAACATCTTCTTAAACAAATAAATTAAAATAATATAAATAATATAAATTATGGCAAGTTGTTATATTTCAACAGGGTATACTTTGGATTGTAGAACATCATCTACCGGAGGTCTTCGTCAAATGTGGATTCTCGGTGGTGCGGGTAACGAAATCACTGGATACACTGTTACCAATTCACAAGTAAGTGCAATTGGAGGAACAGGTACTTGGTTCAGTTTCCAATTACCAAAACAATCTGCATCTTTAACTGAAAATTTAGGAGTTAATGATGTGGCACAATCGGTAACATTCCAACCTGAATTGGTTGTTAATTTACCTAAACTTGATACAACGCTAAGAGATGTTTTTGTTGACTTGGTTTCTCAAAATGAAATTTTCGTTTTGGTTGAAGACAATAATACAAGATATTGGTTAGTAGGTCTTGATAATGGATTACAAGTAAGTGCGGGTGCATTACAAACAGGACAAGCATATACTGACCTTAATGGCGCAAGTGCGATTACAATGTCTGGTGGTGAGCCCACAAGCATAAGAGAGGTTCTTGTAACCACTACTATCGCTGATGTATTTACCACAGGTGGCTTTACATTCCAAAGCTAAAATCAAATATCTAAAATTTGTGGGGGGGAGGAAAACCCCCCACATTTTTAATTAAAAATTAATACCAAATATGGGTAACATTTTCCGCCGCAAAAGATTTTCAAATTACTTGGGAGAGGAAAGAGCTATTGATGATATTATTGAAGCTTTTATTCCAGATGGTGGTCCATCACCAACTCCAACACCTTCCTCAACGCCAGTGCCTCCAACGCCGACGCCGAGTGTTACACCAACCTTAACGCCAACGCCAACTATTCCAGCCATTGATGGTGTATTAATGACTGAATTGTCAGAATATATTCAAATTGAAAATGGAGATTTCTTGGCTTATGAACCATTGTGTTCATCATTTAATTTTGATAATCCAAGTATAGCTGCATTTGGTGGACTTTATACACAAGTATTTAATGGTGAAAATCCTTTGGTTGGATATTTTCAAGGAACTTCTTCACCTTATACATTTAAATGTGGAACAGCTCCAAACTTAAATGATTATGCTGTATTTACCGGTGGTATTTCAGGTCAAACAATGGCTTATTTCTCAGATTTGGGATATTATAGAGCATTAAGAAGTGGTGCCGGTCTTGTTACATCATCTTCTTGTAATCAATTATTTAATCAGACTTCAATACTTAATATTAATCTTCCAGCACCTGTAACATTCTTTATAAAAGATGGTATTAATTATCCATACGGAAATTATATCGCTGGTGATTTTAATTATGAATATTGTAATTTAGTTCCAAGTCCATCACCAACACCAACACCTTCAATCACACCAACATTAACTCCAACACCTACCGCAACACCAGTTGCGTCATTTGACCCTGATGCTCAAACATTCTTTGATGTTATCGCATTGGCTGGTGGTTCATTAACAACAACAGAAAAAGATGCAACCAATCAACTTGTTTTGGATTTGAAGGGTTATGGATTATGGTCTAAAATGATAGGATTGTATCCTGTAGTTGGAGCAACTGCGGTTGAACATCAATTCAACCTTGCTGACCCAACTCAATATAATCTAACATTTATTGGGAATTGGACACATTCAACTGCAGGAGCATCACCAGGTGTTAATGGATATGCAAGAACTAATATTGTTCCAAGTTCAATTAATTTCCAAGCATCTGGTTCTTGTCATTATTCAATGTATATTACAGAGAATCTACCAAGTGGTGCTTATGATTTGGGAACTTATGATTCGGGAGGTTCAGGTGGTGATTGGGGATTAATTTCAAGTTTCTATGGAAACAATACCGCTTATACCGCATTTGGAGATGGATGGAATACTGCAAGTAATGGTGGAAATACTGACGCATTTTGGATTGGTTCTTATGTTAGTTCAACCGCAGATATCTACAAAGATGGAACAAGCATTGTAAGTGTAGGAGATTCAATTAGTGCGGGTTCAAATTATGAGATTGTACTCTCAGCAAATAATAATAATGGTAGCGTTGGTGACTTTAGTCAAAGAGATTGGGCACTTTCTTCAATTGGTTATGGTATGAACGCAACTGAAGCAGCAAATTATAATACCGCAGTTGTTACATTCCAAACAACTTTAGGTAGACAAAATTAAAAAATAATTATAGATATGGCAAATATAAAAATATCACAATTACCAACTTATTCTGGCACCCCCTCAGATATAAGATGGTTCGTAATGAATAACGAGGGGGAAACAATAACATTTAAATTTAGTGGTTATACATCACCATTTAAACCCGCTTCTGGTAGTAATTCTTATTTACCACATTATTCATCTGCATCAGCAAATGTGACATCTATAAATAGTATTTTCCTTAATGGTAATACAACACAAGGACAAATTCTCGGGGGTAACGGATATAATATATTAGGTGCTGTAAATAATAATGGTATAATAACAAATGCTGGTGAATCTGTTCATTTGGGTTCGGGTGATAGTATATTATCAAATTCAAATCAAGTAGCTTTAATTGCAAGTCCAGGTGGTAACTGGTCTGGTGGTAACTTTGCGGGTGGTGTTGGAAACTTTGGTTTAAATGGAAGTGGAAATGCTATCTTTGCAGGAGGAACACGAATATCAACTATTTCAGGTAATCAATCAGGTATGATTGGTACTGAATCAAGTCTTATTCAAAATTCAAATCATTCATTTATTGGTGGTGGTACTACCAATCAAATAATAAGTGGAGCTGGTCGTTCTTCAATTATTGCAGGAGAAAGTAATACAATAAGCAATGCGATTAATAATTCAGTTATTATTGGTGGACAATCAAATAATGTAACAAGTAATAGTTCAGTTGCTATTGGTGGAGTTGGAAATTCTGCAACAGGTTTATGGTCAATTGCTGCAGGTTATGCTTCAGTTACCGTTGGTGAAGTTTCAATGTCATTGGGAAATCAAAATAGGACTGAAGGAAAAACAGATATGTCATTGGGTGGTACAATAAATAGAATATATTCAACAAATGAAGATGCTTATAAACAAAATGCTCTACTTGGTGGTGAATCCAATACTATAACAAATAGTCTTCGTTCTGCTATGATTGGTAGTAAAGACTGTTCAATGAATGGGTTGACACATACTATTTTGTTGGGAACAACTGGTTTAACCGCAACAGAATCTAATACCACTTATGTTGATAATATCCATGTACAAAAAACAGAAAGTTTCAATGTTATTGCTGGTGGAAATGTCGGTGGAAATATTGATGTGGATTGTAGTTTGGGAACAATTTATACCTTTACTATGACGGCTAACACCACACCTAACTTTATCAACTTCAGAGACGGACAGAGAATAACCTTTGTTGTTACAAATACTACATTCTCAGTTCCTTCTGCGACCATTGATGGTGGTGGTTCAGTATATGCTAAAAACGGAAGTATCTCACCATCTAACAATAATAAAACACTTTACTACGGAACATTTATTAGTGGTGATTTGTATATTGACGAACATACTGGATTTGACGCAGTATAATAATT